GGAGCCATCAAACGACACTGCAGAGGCATGAGCCCCTGAACCGCGCGAAGCGTCCCATGAGGGCGCCATGGCGGATCCGTCGAAATGCGTGCTGGGGTAATAACTCTCAGCCGACGTCAAGCTCTGTACGGGATTTCGGCCCGGTACTTGGAAGTGTACAGGGGGGGCTTCGCATTGCCCCGTCCTGCCATCGTCTCCCGAGCTGTTTCTTGACGTCAGGGGTCCAATATCAGACAGATGTCTGGTACTGGATGCAACCCCCGCCGAACCTTGCATTGTCCCCTGAAAAGGGTGCGTGTTCGACTGTGCATTTTCTTGAACTCGACCTGCATTTGCCTCCCCGGCATTCGCAGATCTGTGGGTGGGAAGAGGGGGCCAGCCTTCTCCCTGTAGATGGTTCATTGCTGTCGGTCTCTCACCGACAGCTCCGAAAGTGGTTGTGTGACATGTGCCTGGAAACCCAGAACACATGCCGTCGGATGATGTTGATTGTGGTTGAAAATGTGTCATGATACGTCGGGGGGCCTAAAATGACAAGATTTTCTTTATGGATTCAATTTTGGCCACCCCATCCGATTGAACATGTATGAAATTGAAAATTTTAAAAAAATATCCTACAAGAAAACATCATGCCGGGAATCACTATCAATGATTACTTTGCCGATCTATACGGAACTTCTTTTCCGGCCGAATGGAGGAAATATTTCGTGCCAAAGGAACAACGAGATCCGATCTATGATTTCCTATTCCATCTCAAGTCGTTGGAGGTCAGGGAGAATATGACCCGCGGAAAGTAGAAAAACGGGATTTATAGTATATTATTAAAAATAATATAAATTACACTTTGAAAAATTTGTTCATAAGTTCTTCTTTACTAAGAGTACGTTGATATTGAACAATTTCGCATCCGTTTTTGGTGTCACACATGCTATCTATAATCGAATTGGAAGTATATCGATCTTCAAAATCAGGATATTGAAATTTAAGCATATTCCAGAGGGTTTGTCGATCATAACCACCTTCCATATGTAAATGATAATCACTTCGACCAGGGCGAAGAAGTGCCCTGTCGAGACGATCGATAAAGTTAGTAGTCATGATAATCATTCCTCCAAATCTTTCATTTATTCCGTCAATAGCCGGAAGAAGTCTAGATAAATAGGCTCGACGTTTACTAATTATATCATTCGCTTCATCAGTAGGGATGATTTCTTCATCTCGAGGACCGAGTAGAGTTGTCTGATCGGCAGCCTCTTCGATAACAATAATATATTCATCACATCGCAATGAAATTATCGGAAGATAACCATTTATAATACTGATCAAGCTTTCGATCTGAAAATTATCCGATAAACAAATGTTAACGACATGTCTCTTCATATAATTGGCGATACATTTTACGATTCTAGTTTTTCCGGTTCCGGGTTCGCCGCTTAGCATTATTCCATATTGCCAGGGTTGACCGGTTTTTTCGTAGATGTCCTTTCCATTCTTAAATCTTTCTAATTCTTCGACGAGAAGATCTTTCTTAGGGAAAAATGTGTTATCAAAGTTAACATTACTGGTAAATTTTGAAAGAGACGTATGAGCTCTCTCCCCACCTATTCCTTTTCTCCAATCTATGTCAAACATATAAATCGTGTCTTTTTTCAAGTAGTTTTTCCATTCTCTAGTCCATATATTTTTTATTTTTTCGATCCATTCTATCAACTCACTATGTGTAAGAGAATACGATTTAATTAGGAGTGTAATTTTTTTTAGTTCGCCGCTATCTTTATTTACAACCTCTCGAAAGATATGTCCATAAATCTTTTTCTCCTCGTCTATCAAGAATTCATCCTTCTGGCATATCTCATAAATTGAAACGTCCGATGCGTCATTCCTGGTTTGATCAATAGATTCCGAATGACTAATCGAACTAATCTTCTTAATATAATCCATCAATGCTAGATATCTGTCGCTTCGAGATGTGTTATTTCCTTCGCATTTTTCTTGTAGCTTAAAGATAACACTAACATATTTCTTTTCAGTAGGAGACGGAAAATACCAACTGTAATATTCATTTATCTTTTCTAGGAAAAAGGTTTGCGGAAAATAATTGTAAATGATGAACATCATAATTAAAAGATGTATATCATTTTCCAAATTCATTTTTTGGATAATATTATTAACGATAAACATTGGACCTAATTTTGAGATATCCATTCTTAGTGTTTTACAAGGTAAAAATTGAATTTGATATTCAATTTCTGCAAAAGAAAATGGGTTACACTATATATGATAAGAAACATTTCAATAAGCTAGCGCAGACAGTTAAAGTATCGTATAAAAACAAAACAGGATCCCTTGTTGGTATATGGTTTGAAGATAGAGACTATCCGGAATACATTATAAGAGAAGACATCTATTCTAAAAAAGATTATTACGTTATATTATATGATACCTGTTGGACATCAACCAGGTATAGTTATGAAAGCAGCAATCAACTTATGAAAAATCATCCTCTCACATCTATTCATCCGGAAATAGGACGTTTTTATCCTCCAATGAGAGAATGTCTCGCCTCTTTTTTTGAGATGATAAGAAAGAATATAGTTTATGGAATAGATGAAAAAGATGATAAGTGTAAGCGATGGGTCTTATTGATAATGTTATGTCTTAAGAGAATACGCGTTGATGTTCCATTTGAAATGATTCTTACAATAGGAAGGTATCTTAGATATTCATCGATAATATAAAAAGAATTAAAAAGGGGGGATTATGAACAACGATGAAAAAAGAGTTTGGAATGAGTATTTCATTGGAACGACCAAAACAACTGTGTGTGGTAGTATTATATATTGGAGGGGAGAATATTATAATGATTCGCCTATTTGGTATATAAAGACCAACAATCATATTAAAAGTTTGGTAAGATGCGTTGACGGGAATTGGTATAAAACAAGTAACTGTGAATATTCATATACCATTCCTCAAAAACCATCCTCGTATTTATTTCCAAGAAGTATTATTCAACATTCTGTTTTTGATGAATTAGAATATCTGACAAAATTTTTCGATATAAAAAGTAAATACAATAATATTATTATATTTTTAATGGAGGTACTGCTTCTTCCAGAAGAGATGATTTGTCATATTCTTTCATTTCTTCGGAATATTGAAATTGAAAGCTTAAAGATAATTTTGTAAAAAAAATGTTTGCACTTGGTAGAAGATCGATTAAAATTCCAAGGGCAATGATTTGTAAACGCAATTTCAATTTGCCCGTCATGGCAATCGGAATATATTTAACGTTTGATCCAAGAGAGGACATAGAAGAGACGGGTTATTGGATTATGTTTATGGGTATGATATTACACTAAGTCGTTTACATGAATGCGATAAAAATGTGACAGACTCTTGTCACGAGCAATAACATCATAATCGTTATGAAGATAATACCCCATATTAAACATGATAACGATTAAACCATCTTCAACATCAATATACAGCTGTTGCGAGTAAACAGATTTGTTCTTTAGATTATAGATAATACTTGAATCATCTTTTGAAAAACTTATTTCAATCTTCGAGTCATCTTCATACCGTTTGACACAAATTACCGAAGATCCATTACCAAATTCCACATAATAATTCTCCATTTTCAATAAAGAATTATTATTTCAAAATCAATTCTCCTCACCCTCCCTCTTTTTTTTAGTAAAACTTTTGAAGAATTGGCTATAGGTTGTCAACACTCTATTATACATCTTTCTCCTGAAAAACGCGAGTTTGTAATTAATGAATTTTGGGAGGAGACTGTCGAAAGAGATATTCGAAGAGATCTTCTTCTCAGAAGAAGAGAAGAAAAATTGAAAACATAAGTATAATTTATTCATTAAAAACAATGGGAAACGTTGTTAAGAAATCACAACAACCACCACCACCATATGGAAACGGAGGAAAACCATATCGTGTCTCGGATATTATCGAGGAGAAGAAGAAGAAAAAACATAGAGCACTTGAAAATGAGTATATCAGATTTAGAATATTTGTCAAAACAAAGACAACAGATGAAGAGATATATAAACTTCTTCAAAAAGAATACGAAATACGATCTAAACATTATCTATTTATTACAGGTAAGGACATACCTCCTGAATTTATTTTGATGGATTATAACAATATTAAAAAATACTTCAAAAGATATAACAAGGAAGAATGTCCAAAATTCAAAATTAAATTTGTTATAGGTGAGTGGTATAATTTTAATCTTTTGGTAAGAATAGACAAGAAGTCTTTTTTGACGTTAGGCGGTATAAGAGAATCTCATGTTTAGTGTTATTGATACGCACCTTTGTCGAATGTACTTCTCATGTAAAAGAAAAATTGAAAACACAAGTATAATTTATTCATTAAAAACAATGGGAAACGTTGTTAAGAAATCACAACCACCACCACCATATGGAAACGGCGGAAAACCATATCGTGTCTCGGATATTATCGAGGAGAAGAAGAAGAAAAAACTTAGAATACTTGAAGATGAGTATATCAAATTTAGAATAATTGTCAAAACAAAGACAACAGATGAAGAGATATATAATCTTCTTCAACAATGCAAAACACGATCTAAGTATTTAACTGTCGCACAAAGGTATGACTTGGTTTTTTGGGAAAAGGAAAAGGTACAAAACTTTGTCAATAGATATAACAAAGAAGAATGTCCTTCATTCAAACTCAGCATTAGAAATAATTGGTATGACCATGATTATGATTTGATGGCTAAGATAAATAAGAATTCTATCTTGATGGTTGATGAAAAGACTCTTCCTATTTGTTAAAATTGAATAACTATTAAAAATTCATTCATTCTCCAAAAAATGAATGATACTGAAGATGGTCTTTTCACCATTATACTAGAGAAAGAAACATTTACTATAATTGATAAACGACAATCGAATCATCAAAAATATGAACTTGTTCGAGGACCGGACAAGATTTGGGGATTGACCAATATCTTAACACGTGAATGGTTTCCTATAGATAGCGATAGAGAGAGTTATTTTCCAGATTTGGATCTTTTTTTTGGAACAAGTGAAAGTCGGCCAATCACTCACGCTATCGATAAGTTACACAAGAAGAATGCCCCTACTTAATCGTCAGTCAACAACAAATGTATAAGATGACATGTATTATAAAAATACATTTCTTATTGCACAAAATTGAAATATAAAGTTAATTTCTATATTAGAAATAATGTCTCTCCATGATGAAGTTCCCCCAGAGGTTCTCGCCGAGGTTCTCAAACCTCCAAAAGTTCCCAAGCCAGAACCAAAAACTTACATCGATCGTCGAAGTTGGTGGCTTCAAAATCAAAAGGACAGCCATTATTTTGGACCAACTACTCCAGATGGAATTACGATTATCAAACTTCAATACAAGAAAGACAAAGATGGAAATCATATCTATTACCTATACAATGGTTTGATTAAAGAAAAGCTTTCCACCTATCTCCCAATTACTGAGGAGGAAAAGGCTCATGAGAAGGATTATGAACTTCCTCCCTACGAGTATGAACTAGAGAAGTGGAAACTTGTGCATATCATCGATCCTACCAAGGAAATTTATGCAAGTGTTTATAGTGCCATCAAGTTGATCAATTACCGTTTTACAACAGTTATCTCAAATAAGGAATACCGTCCCGAATTCACTAAGAATCAGTATATGATTGGCGGTTCATTTGCACTGGATAAGTATCTACAAATGTCTGGAGAATCAACTAAAGACTCATGGAATTATCATGATGTGGATTATTTTTTCCTGGGAACGTCCAGTCAAACCAGATTTCGAATTAGAAATTGTCTGCTTCATCATATTCTTCCTGGAAACTACACCTCCAATGGTTGGTTGATCAAGTATGGTGGTATGAGTATAAATAACATCCCCCCAATGGATTTTGTTCGTACTGAGTGTCAAACGATGAAAGAGTTGATCGATTGTATTGATATCTCCATTACCGGAGTGTTTATCGTTCATCAGACGATGATTGACGATGAACATGTTAAGGTAATTGGTGAGGTAAAGGAGTTAAGCTCTGGCGAGGATAAGTATTTCTTGGTTGCCACACCAAAGGCTATCGAGGATATCAAAGAAAAACGTCAAACATACTATCGTTCAGTCGAAGATTCATCTTATGGACGTTGTTTGGAAAGAGTTGCCAAGTATTGGAAACGAGGATTCAAAACCATCGTACATGAACCAAAGAAGCTTCCGCATGCAGTGGGATCATATCTATAGATAAATATATATTATGATATATATTTATTCTGAAGTTACACTTACACAATTCTCAAATGCACACTGTCCGATTTTACATTCTAATAATAACTTTTTCAAGAGAAGTACACTCTCGATCCAATTTTTTGAACGCTAGCTGGAATATCGATACTTTTGAGGGAAGTACACTTTGCAAAAACATCGTCTTCAATATATATTATACCCTCGTTTGTAAAAACACAACTCACCTACATAATCCATTCCGTTTGGAAGTTCAATTTTACTTTACATCCTCAAATATATAGTTTTCCTTGTTATGAATCCATTCAATCGCAAAATGTCCAATATCATCTGGATCCATACTAATATGAGTCTCTACAGTTCCAATATAATTGGTACTATAAGTCATCTCATCTCCATTATAATAAAATGTATGCTTATACTGTTGTATTTCTCCATTTAGGGTCCACCTCTTACCTATAAACTGCTCCCTAATTTGTTCATAGTCAAAAACATGGATAGTAACTTCTGGATTGAGAAAAAGAGAGATCAATGTCTTTGAGATCTCTTCGATTTCGAAGTATTGACTGCCATCTCCTTGTCTTTCAATATTAACATACCATATTCCATTAAACCTGAAAATTTCATGACAGAACTGATCATTTGAAACCGAAAGAAAATATTTACCTTTCATAACATCATGCCATTTATCAAGATGTTCATTCGAATAGTTATCCTTAATAGCACTCATCAATAGATCGCTCCCATGAGGAAGTTCTTTATTCTCATACTCGGGAGGAACGATTATAGAAAACAAATTACCAAACAGTGACATTTTTTTTATTCGCTTTTTGTTTTTCAATATTCAATTTTGAAAATTGAATTATATATGACATTATTAGAAGAAAAATGTCATATATATATACAAATTTTCTAAAAGAATTGACCGAGGATGAGGGGAAATATTTGTTTATTAAAAAATATTATTCAGTAATTGTTGATTCTACTGGGAAAATTACTCTTGAATTGAAAGAAGGAAAAGAGATGTATACTGATATAAAAAAGTTAATTATTCATTATTCAAAAGCATCTTTCGATAGTCCACTTGGGCGTTTGGAATATTATATCGCCTATAACATGGACATGGAATATGTGGAAGGTTATCATCAAGATCAAGTCATCTCTTTTTTTAATAATTTGGGGGTTATTGAAGAGTAGAAATCCCTTGATATGTATCTTTTTTCATATATACATCAGCATATGGTGTTCCATTTTTGAAAAAATTAATGTTACTTATATATTCAATATTGGCATTATTTATATTATTTCGACCATATGAAGTATACGTGCCATCTATTTCTTTTCGAAAATGTTTTATAACATCAAACGAACCAGCTAAAATAATATTATTCATAACTCCGATACCCTGAATCGGAGTATCAAAAATTTTCAAGTGCTTTGAAAAAATGGTATAGCCATCTACTATATCATATATATTTAAAACACCAGATTTCAACCCAAGATATAATTTGTCGTCGTATACCCGGAGAGTTTCTGCCTCTCCACTATATTCTATATTAGTATGGTAGTCGATAAAAACACCCTTCGAATATTTATACAACTTTTCTTCGCAGGTAATATAATATACATGATTAAAACGCGTACAAATATCAAACGCGCCATATTTAACTCCACTAAAAGTAATTGTGCCTTTATATTCCCCGTCACAATCATAATAACTTAATCTGGTATTTTTTTGAAGAAATATATATTCTTTTTTTATATATACATACTCACTTTTTTGTACTATTATACCGGTCCTAATAAATTTCCCCGACTTTAGATCATCAAATATGCAAATTTCTTTTCCAATACATTTATAATATTTTCCACGTATCACGTAAATCCAATCATCACCAGCAAAACTAATAGATTTGTATTTCCCCCTGGGTTTTAACTTATTTAATATTCCATTAGATTCGATAGTATAGATATTCCCATGATCCTCTTCATGTAGGGGAAATGGAAATTCTATGTATGGTTTCTTGCTAATACTGAAATACATGGTAATATATTTCTTTGGAATTCTTTTCATTATCCTCTGAGAACTAGCCGATAACGAGGCAATACTTAACAGATCAAGATGATCTAATATGCATATCAGCGGTACATCTGGAAGACTGTCCAACATTTTTTCTTTTTTAGAAATTGAATACAAAATCAATTTCATATACAATGAAATGTCTGCGCGTTTTGAAGAATATTACACCTCCATGGATAAATGGGGTAGACGGGCAACCTATGGAGTTAAAATGGGAATGGCCAGATATTATGTTTGGGATCATCACGATGAATTATGTTTGGCATTTGACGACGATCATGTCATTTATTATCAATCCTTTTACACTGATCTTTGTGGTTGTCCATCAACAGACGGTGGTTGGATAAATATAAAACACGCTAATAGTGTATTGGATTATATTGATATAAAAAGTTACAAAAAGATTCATCTCATTTTGTTTAATACTCCATTTACACCACTTCAAAGAAAAGTTTTGGATGATATTGTAAGTGAGGCCAAAACTATGAGTTCGACTCATCCGGAATTAGTTGCCGAAGTATTGGGATGGTAAATTGAAAATTATAAAATAATTATTTTATATTAAATGTCTACGACAGTGTCTACGACAGGTGTTGAAGTCCTTCCATTATGGAGATGACCTGAAAAAGAGTTTATATAAAATCAGAAGGAGAGAGAGCATAATATCTTGAAATTGAATCTCTTAAAAAATTTAAGAGATATAAATGGAGTCCGCTCCACGGGCCCCGCGGGTTCCGTGGGAATTATGGATGTACATTCTTGATCACCCCATATTAGAAGGATGTAGTGGAATTTTACGAATGGTTTGCAAGGATTGGAAAATGTATATAAAATCACATAAATCTCATGAAAAAGAGGCAGTTAGAAAGCTTTCTCTCCTAAGTTTTTCACTCTTCAATTTATCATTATCTAAATCTAGGATATGTCAAAATGCAGCATATATTGGAAACCTTCCTGTCTTGCAGTGGGCACATGAAAATGGATATCCTTGGGATGAAGATACATGTTCAAGTGCAGCACGACAAGGGCATCTCCATGTGTTGAAGTGGCTGAGAAAGAACGGTTGTCTCTGGGATGTATGGGCATGTGCAGATGCAGCACTTGGAGGTCAACTTCATGTTCTAAAGTGGGCTCGGGAGAACGGTTGTCCTTGGGATGAAAGGATATGTGCACATGCAGCGAAAGGAGGTCATCTTCACATCTTAAAGTGGGCTCGGGAGAATGGTTGTCCTTGGAATGAATATACTTGTGCGGATGCAGCATATGAAGGCCATCTCCACATCTTAAAGTGGGCTCGTGAAAACGCT